GTAGTGCCATTGATACGAAAAAAACACCCGTTGTTTAAATCCCCAGCCCCCCATGTGCGCACATTTGAGGCTAAAGGCGCATCATTGCCTATTTGTGCGCGATAATACATGGTTGTGCCACCGATATAAACCGCGTTGGCAACCGAGGATATTGAAGCAGCCCCACTGACTGTTGTATTTGTTGATATTATGGCCTCAAGGTCAGTTATTGCAACCGTTCCGCCATTGGCCAATGTCGTTGCCCAATAATTTGGGTCAGGTGCCCCGGCATTGCTGGCAAATATACCACCGGCAAGTTTATTTTCAGGGGTTGTTAAAAGTGCCCCAATTGAAGTAACCCTGGTTTTAAACCCGGAATCGTCATTTATTTCAACTTTTGTCCTCATTTATTCAATATTTTCTTGTAAATAAATTTATTGTGTTCGTTGACGAACCTACAAAAACACCCAACATATATCTATCCGGCATATCGGATATTGTAAATTGGTTTAGGTTGGTAAAAAATGTCGTGCTGGTGCCAGTAAGTGGCGGTATACCAAATTTAGAAAGCGTGCAATCCAGCCAACCGGTCGAAGGGGTGGCATTGGTAGCAGTTACTGCAATAGTTGAATCAAGGGTTTTATAAAGCCTCACGATAAACCCGGTATTATCGGCAAAACTTCCATAAAACAGGAAATTTTTGCAATTGGCAACTGGCAGCTCATAATAATATGTCCCAGATGCCTGGTTGGAATCCGATATTGTTTGTTCCGGGTCAAAGGGCGGCAAATCTGTCATGTATTGCGGCAATGTCTTTAACCCATTCAGGTTATCGTCCCTAGTATCATCATTGGCATTTGCATAAACCATTGGGATATCGCCCGCGGCAAGTACGGCAGCGGTAACATATGTTATGTCATAACAGTTCGATGTCGTGGGGGCAGCGGTCGTAGTATTGTCCGCCGACGTGTCCACATAGGTGGCCGTGGTATTGTCAGCGATGTAACCAATAAAATAATATGTGCCCGTCACAGGGTCTGCCCCGGCGTTGGTACGGTATAACCCGCGCTGCGTTGTACCGGTGGGGCCAAAAGGCAAGGTCACGGTATTTGTTTTGTTGGTAGTGTTGTCTACCGAACTTGATACGGGGCTTAAAACCGTTTCCGATGAGCCAAGTATAAACGTTGATTTATAATAATGGATGCCCGCTGTGACCGATCCCCCAGAGGTGGTTATAATGGTAGGTGCGGTCAAGGGCGCAGAGTAAGCAATTGAATTTATAAAATCAAGCGAAGGCGCGTAAATGGCAAAGGCCGCGCTCACCCGCTGGATGGATATAAATTGAAGGTTCTTTTTTGAAAAATCTTTAAACCAGTCATATACTGTTATGGTACTGCTACCGGCAACAAACGTCCAGTTGTTTAATTGCAGCGAATTTGCCCCTATTTCTACGTTCATAATTCAATTTTTTAAGGTAATACTAACCCAGCGTATGCAATTGATGAAACAGCATTAATTTGCCCTTGTAAATACACTAAATTATCATTCACCAGTTTTTCAGTCGGGTAATGTGTATTATCGGGAGTTGACTGAAATGCACTTAACCGGTTTGCAACATTTTCAGGCGTATATCCAAGGGCTGCAATAATAGCGGCATATGTTAAAGCTACCCCTGGGGAAGCTGTGGCATTCCCATATTTCCCAACTTGTACCAAGGCAGCCGTGCCCCCGGCTATGGCAGCAGTTAAATCTGTTTCATTTTTTTTAATGATTAAATAATAACGAAATACCGCATTATCTGCAATATTTTGCTCAATTACAAAAGGGTCCGTTGTTATTGCGCCCAAGGCAGAGGCAAAAGAAGTATAAAGGGTTTGCCCGTATTGAATGCGGGTCAGCCCCGATGGAAATAAATTAATATGCTGTATTGTCCATTGATTTGCACCCCCGCCAATAGTAGTAACTGTTCCCCCAACATCATACTTGGTTACGTTTATTGTTGTTTGGTCAGCAGTTTCGGTGCCAGTTTGGGTCCGGTAACGTAATGTTAAAAGCGTTTGTGTACCTACTGAAAGAGTATGGGGATCGGTATAATCTGTACCATTAAGTCCAAGGCCAAAAACTGTGCCAGCGGTCTTATTTAAGCTTAAATTAGCACCATTTGGACTGTATACATTGCCGGTTATGTTCATATAGCCAAGCATTCGGATTATATCATGGATTTGGTTTACATCCGCTATAAGGGAAGCTTTAATTTGGTTAACCGTATTATTGACCGTTAAATTTGAATGTACCACAACGCCAATAAAACAATATGCGCGCCTTTGAGCGTTTGTAAATGGCGCGCTGCTTTGAAATATTGCGCCTGTTGAATCAAGGCCTACATAAGTGGCTACGGCGGTTGTTAAAAAACTTGTGACATTAGCTGTTGACCCTGCATATGTTTTAACGGTCGAAACCGGTGCCAATAGGTTTGTATAATCTGTATATTGGTAATACCCGCTTGAAATATCAAATTTTGTGGTATCTGTGTTTATAGAAAGTAATAGGCCGGATATATAACCAGTATCCATTTCTTGTTTAAGTGCCAATTGATCGGCCACCAGTTTTTCAGTAGGATAATGGGTATCATCTGGTGTTACCTGAAAAGTTGCCCGCCTATTGGCAATTGCTTCTTTAAGTGCCAATTGATCAGCGGTTAATTTCTCGCTTGGGTAATGAGTGTCATCTGGTGTAACCTGAAAAGAAGTGCGTTTGTTTGCAACGTCTTCTTTTAGGTTTAACTGATCGCTTGCCAATTTTTCACTTATATAATGCGTATCGTCGGGGGTTATCTGAAAAGAAGTGCGCCGGTTGGCGGCGTTTTCAGGGATATAGGCCAGCCCGCGTAAATACATGCCCCAAACGTCTTGTGATTCCTGGCAAATAATAGCCTCAGTATATTGGGCAGAAAGTGCCGTAATATTGCCGGGTGCATGAATAGTAACCCCACTGCCTGGGGTAATGGTCGTAACCCCTGCCCCAGTCATTTGGACAAGTATAAACGCACCTATCGGAAACGGGACACTTGAAAATGGCGGTATAGTTAAAGTATTCGCCCCGCCCACGTTCATGCGTATTTTTTTGCCCACATCGGTTAAAACAAGTATATAATTTGCCGTTTGATCGTTAAAAATATAGGTATAACTCGATAAATAAGTAAGTAGTGCGCTTGGATACTGTGTGTTTGAAGGTGCCGCCCAGGCGGTTACCTTGTTTGTGGTATTTTCGGCGGTATAACCCAATGAATTTTGTTTCCCGGCCAGGCCGTCATAAACCGCCCCACCGGCAACCGGGTTAGTTGAGTGCTGTACGATGGTTTGGTCAACGGTAATGGCAACATCATATAAAGCGTTGACCGATGTCTTAACCTCGTTCGCATTACTGGCATCCCATTGGCCTACTTCGCCAATTGCATAGTCAACTTTATCGGTATAGGCTATTTTTGACATGATCTATTAGGTTAAAAATGTACAACTACCATTATAAGTAATAGCATTATTTTGAAGTGTTACCCTAATAAGCCCGCTGGTATCAATATATCCAAACCCACCCGATGTATTTGTGTTATCAGTTGGTAAAAGGGTAAAATATATTGGCCCAAAAGCTGGGACATTAGGATAAAATGTACCACCTAATAAACGTTGGTTTTGTTGTTCTCCTGAAGTACAAGACATCGAAAAAGTAACTATTACAACATGACCGTTTTTATAGGCATTTATTGTGATAGTCCAACCGGTATAAACAAATTCAGTGGATAACCCTAAATCTGTGGTTGTAGGCAAAGTAAATCTTGAATCATCACCGGCGGCAACTGTCCCCGCTGTTGTACCAACATTTAAAAATGCAGCCCCGCCAAGGGATGATTTAAGGCCGTATGTACTTAAACGATAAGTATTCATATTACCCACAAATTGCGGGAAACTACCTATTTGCGTATCACTTGAAATTGCATTATAAACCCTGTACGTATTATAATTATTACCGTCAGAATGAATTTTTAAATCAATGTCGGTTGATGTTGGGTTTAAATATTTGTTCACGGCAATACCAGCGGTATAATAAATATTTCCGCTTACAGAGCCGTTTCCCATAAACACATAACCTGCCCCGTATGCCGCACCATTAAAAACCATGCCTTGTAATATTGCAAATCCCGCAGTTAAATCAAGGCCTAAAAGAATCCCCATAGCCTGGATCAAATTTTCTGTATTGTTAGACACGTCACTTACAAAAAGAGGGTTTCCCAATGCGGGTTGCGCTAATCTATTATTCGGGAATGCAATTTTAGTGCTCATAATTATATTTTTAAGGGTAAACGATTTGATATTGTATAGGGCGAATCCTGATTTGCTCCACGTCTGCGGTCATTTCGCTCATTAAAGCTGTGTCATAATATATTGTTGAGGGCACATGAATAAGCACTATGCCCCCGGCAATTGCAAAATCATCAATATTAGGGGCGTAAGCCTGTTGGTCGGTATCATGTAATACGCCACTAGCGTAAACAATTGGGCTGTTATAGTCAAGGGGACGGGCGAATATCCGGCTATCGCCTTCGTCAATATTGGGGGCAAGCAGATAAACCGATGAGCTTTGAGATAAATAAATTCGGTTATCGTATGGCTTGCCCAAAGGGCCGGGATCATATAGTTTGTTTAATGTATTGGCAACGTTCGCAATTTGCCAATAACAATAAGCGATATAGCGTTTTTTTACCCTAAAGGCATCATAAGCGGTAAAAGGGGCTTGAAGCACGTAAAGACAGCACATACAAAACTTATACAAATAGGATAAATCCCCTTTCGCGTTTATTGAATCATAAGCGCGCAGGGTTTCCCAAAGCATTGTTTTATATGTTATCGTTTTAAATAGGGGCATAGGTTAAAGTATAAGCACCGTAATTAAAATACCCATTTGCTAAAGCTGTAGAACCTGAAAAAGAAACCGTATCAATGGTTGTGCCTGACACATATACAGAATTAACCCCGGCAACGTTTGTAACCAAATAATTTTCAAATTTATAAATGTCCAATATCCCGTTAAAAGTGAACGTTGTTGCAAACGTGGTGAGCGCGGTTGCTATATTTGCCTGGAGTGTCGTAAAATCATAATTTATATTATAAGTGATAAGGGCGGTAAATGCAAAAGAATTCGGAATGCCTGAAATTATGGTAAGGGGCAAGCCGGGGATTTCAAAATTTAGCATGTAACTTTGAAAATTTGAATATTCGGTTGAGTCAAGTGGTGCAAGTGAACCGCTCACCACTTTGGCAACCTTTAAAACAAGTGTTATGGCAGTACCACTAACAACTTCCTGGAAAGCGGCCTGTTTGACTATTTGTAAATTTGCCGTTGTGGTTGCATAATAAGGGCGCAATGTTGTCGGGTCAATAGAAAGGTTAACACCCGTTTGATAAGCGAGCGCGGCGTCTGTATAGTATTGTGGGTGCCCAAAGTTTTTGTTTGTAATTATGTCAGTAATTATAGTTTCTGAGTTGGTTATTTCAGTCAGCGTGTTATCTATTGCTTGCGCAATAGCTTCGGCCATTTTATTGACAGTTGAGGCTATACTTGTTGAATTAAGTTCAGGCATGCCCGCCTGGATGTAAGAAATTATCGTCGAAAATGTACTCATAATATCAGCGTTTTAATATTACCAGCCAGAAAACAAAATTAAGGCTAATTATTATAAAATAATATTATAATATAATATTTATAAAGATGCAATGAAAGCGTCTATAAGTGCCATATAGTTAGGCGTATCGGTTGCGTTGTTGGCCGGGTATGACGTAACATCTAACAGCACATTATTTTGTATTTCGACATTTGACAATATAATTTTTTGATTTGGCGTTAAAACAGGTGTCCAGGTATCAAATAAATTATCATTTAAAATAGTTTCCCAATTATTGACCGTTCCAGTTGAATTGATACATATATCTGTGACCGTTTCCCCTGTCCTAACGGTATAATAATTGATAAACGGCCCTGCTGCCCCACCTGGTGAATAATTTCCAATTGGTGCCGCGTCTAATAGGGCAAGAAATGCGTCAAATATATTTTTATGGGTTATCCCTTGTAAAGGAAATGGTAAATTATAGGGAAAAGTCTGTACAAAAGTGTCTGAAAAAAAAGAAAAGTCAGAAGCATTGTTAGCCGGGTACGATTGAAAAATTTTTTGTGCGTTAACGTTCGCTATCGAAGGGGTTTCAAACTGCTCATCGACCGCGGGTAAATAAGTCCAATCAGAAAGGTTGTTTAAAGTCAAAAAATCATTCCAGGCCGAAAGCGACCCGCAAGCATTTAGCACCACGTCCCCTATTGTTTCACCAACCTTTACTTTATACATAGCTTACAGTTGTGTTTACGGTCACATGTTTTGTTATAGTGTCTAAAGATGTTGTAAAATTGGCCTTTTTAGCACCATCATTTTTTACCTGTGTTACCCAGCGGTTCATTTCAAAATTTACCGTTGAAAGGTCTGCATTAATAAGGCGTTGCAGCCCAATCCCATAATTTGGGTAACGGATTGAGAAAGTATGCGCGTTTAGAATCCTTGCCCCATTTTGTACAGACGGGTTATCGATAACCGTAAAATCACCCCCGGTAATTACCAGGTCGCGCGCCTGTGGATCAAATTGTAAATCGCTCATTATTGTTTGATTTTAGTATTTTCAATATCACTTAAAGCAGTAACCGTTAAACTTGCCGTGTTCAGCGGCACAGGCACAGCAGTAGGGCTGCCAGGTGCCGCTGAAATATGTGTATGCGTGTTAAATGTTGTGTTCATAAACGTATTAAGCGTATTTTGAATATTGTTCAAAGCGTTCAAAACAGGGTTTACTTTGACCATGCCCCCCAAACCCCCACTATTAAAAATAAATCCCGTGGTATCGACCTGTAAAACATTATCCCCTATTTTAATCAATATCTTGTCACACTGGTTCACCTGGCTTATTTGTGGCCGTTGAATATTATTATCGCGGTAGCAAAGTAAACAGTCAGTCCCAACGGTTGGGATTTCAATAAACGATGCTTGCGAGCCGGTTAAAATTTTAAGGGGCACATTAAAAACAGTGGTGTTGGTACTCGACCCGTCCGGGTTTGGGCTTGAAATATCAACATCACAGGTAAACGTACTTTCGTACACCGCTTTTATAACGGCCTCAATTAAGATAGACCCTTTGGTAACCATCTTGCCAAAGCGGACAAACCCATCATGTATAATTTTTTCAGAAGTTTCGTTATCCATATTATTGAGTGTCTAAGTATGCAAGTTTTATGCGCTTATGAAAACCGTTCTCTGTAAGACTATAAGACAACATTGTAACTACATAATTTGCATTGCGTTCTGGGTATCTGATATCAAAATATTGTACTTTCCAAAATAGTTCACAATAAGGATATAAAAACGTCTCTATTTCGCCCGTGTACCGGTCTTGGTGCATTTTTATAAGTGATTCCTGGGCAAGGTCATAATGGTTTTTAGGCACTGTTTTTTTATTTGGCAATGTTACCAAAGTTGTTGATGGGTTGATATTATAATACCACACTTCCCGGAATTGACCGTTTTCGTCCCCTATTTCAAAAGAATCTTTTAAACCATTGGTACGAAGAAAATTACATTTTAATTTAATCCTTAAGAAAACAGAGTTTGAGCCTTTGACCGTGGCCTTTGACTTTAAGTTTTGAAAATTTGTTGTCTGAAGACTTGAAGAAATAATGTTCTGGTCTGTCCGAAATGTTACAACACCAGTTGTAAACGAGGCAATATTAATATAAAGTTGATTGCCCAGAAGTGATATATTAATTCCAAGTTCACGTTTAAACCATTCCAATACGGCAGCGGGCGACATTTGGGAAAATGAAATATCAACTAAGGGCAAATCAAAATCAGTGTTTACAAGTTCAGCAAGCGGGTAAACAGTGCCATAATCATTGTTCCAGGCTGCAATATGATAATTCACCGTATCAACTAAATCCTGAATTAATGTTTTAAATTGGACTTTTTTAAAACATACCCCGTTACCGGTGGCCGTGCCTGGTAAGGCCAAACCACCGATTTGTTTATTTATTTTCTCACCATATATTCCGATATTAAACCAATAGATATAATCTAAACATTTGATTTTGAGTGGTGTTGACTCATAAAAATCAAACACAAAACCATTAAAAATAGGTAAATATTTATCTTGTGACTGTAAAAAAGTTTTAGCGTTTGGAAGTGCCACCGCGTTAGGATCACTCTCATAATCATCATATTTGGCAAATATTTTGATATGGTCGCCGGTATTAAAAAGTGAGCGTACCGGGGCAGTTATGAACCCATTATTAACATTTGATAAGTTTATAACCGGATTTGGGTTGTCGGGCGTCGCTGCCTGGTCTAAGTTGTTTTGATAGGTGATACGGGCGTTTTGCGGTAAAACAATGTCACAGCTTGCCCCTATATGGTAAGCGTCGTTATGGGTTTCAATGGATACCACATTTTCATTGATAAGCAATTCATGAACAACCACATCGTTGATAAATACAGCGGCGTGCGCTTTTACATAAATACCATTAATTGCGGTGTCAATGCCCATGGCGTGGTCGGGCTATATGTAAAATCGTTTGTCAATGAATTAAGTTGTATTGTACTGTTGTACATTTCAAGGCATTTAAGCGAACACGGTATATTTGTATTGCCCCGGATAGTTGCAAAAGTTATACTTTTAACAATTAGGTCTTTGATGCCCAAAGCATTTAAAAAAGTATTCTCACATTGTATAACTTCATCCACGGCCCAGACATTTGTCATTAATTCAACCGCTGTATCGTTTGGGAAAATATATTGTTTTAAGGCGTTAACTTTCCTTAAATTGAAATCGAAACTAATTTCAAAAGGCTTGCGTGAAACCCTTTCAAACACTGATACACCATCTAAGATTTTGGTTTCTGCGATTACTTTCTCACCATTGAGCGCAATAATTACGTCAATAGGCAATATAATATCGTTTAAAACAACTGTTGACGGCCAATTTGTCCTATCAATATTGTTTTTAGTTTGAAAAACCTGAAAAATATTATTTTCTGCCATAGCTTACATTGTTGAACCTTGGGACTGTGACAAATTATTTATTATTCGTAGCATCATTTCAACCGACATAGGGGCTTTTGCGATGATATCCATACCATTCCCCCCTGGGACATTCACCTCCATAAGTGCCTTGTGAAAATCTATTTTTACGACTTTGGCCTCGCCAAGGCCACCAGCGGCACCACCGAGGGCTGACATATTTTCTGCATTTTCTGTAATTCCAGGGCCAGGTTTTATTTTTCTTTTGTCTGGGTGTAATAATGCATATTTCCGCCTGAATTTCTTCCTTACTTCTTTTTTTAAAATCTGGCGCAGTCATACCTAACATATCTTTTAACTCTTTATCCATTTTAATTTTCGCTGCTTTAAGATCGTTTTCGGAATTAGCTAACCTTCTTTCTGCATTGTTAATATAAAATTGTTGAAGTTTT